CGTAACATGTTTCAGGAATAATGTGCTGGGTTCGATTCCCGTACGGGTCACCATGCAGAAAAAGCCCTAGAAATCAATTCTAGGGCTTTTTTATTGCTTTATCAGCTATATTCCCACGTTCTCCGAACTATTCTACGTGAAAATATTACCACAGATTTTAATATTTTCCCGCGTGCGGTACGTTTTTATGGTGCAAATTGGCAACGGATTGGCAACGGAATTTTGCCGCTCATTCTCTGAGCCGCCGCATAATCGCCGCGTATTCTTTGGGGTATATCAGCCGAACGCACTCCATGTGTTCGTCCATCACTTCTAATAGCCGTTTCATTCCCGCTGAATTTGCGGCAATTGCAAACTCGCTCCCGGATATTTCATCACTCTGCGGTGCAGTAGCAGCGGAATACAGGCTTACGGGGGAAATATCAGCAGAGCGGGAATGTTCCGGAAACATATGATCTAGAATTGTATAGCATGAGGCCATCAGCTGGCATGTCGCCGCTGTCGGGCGCTTCACTGCTTTACATTCTTCGATTGTTTCCAGCAAATCCCGCTCCGCTAACATTTTTTAATCCTCCATACAACGGACGGCCTTTTCCAGAGCCTCTCGCGTCCGGCTGTCCGGCGCTTCATCAATCATGCGCCGCAGCTTATCCACCATATCTTCCTTGGCGTCTGCGCGGCTGTAGCGCCCCATGCTATCGCGTTTACGGCCTCGATAGCTCACGCCGTCCCGGTAATCGGCTCTATAGCCATCCCGTCCATAGTTGCCCATAGCGTACCAGTCCCCGGCGTTACTGTATCCTTCGCCCATCATGATCTTATCCAGATTCTTCATGGTGTGCGTCAGCTTGTCCACGGTTTCCAGATCACCGGCGGACAGTTCGCCTTTTTCGGCGATTTCGTCCAGTTCCCGGCAAAGTGTATCTCTCAACTGTTCCCAGTGCTTCATAATTTCACCTCCTAGGCCACGCGCTCAATCATCAGATTGGCGTTAGCAACATCGATTGCCTGCGCGGAGACATTGCGCACGGATAACGCTACGCAGCACCCGCGGGGAACATCCACAAACGCGGAAGTCGCCACGTTGAATGCATCTCCCACGGCGGCGGGGGTTGCCGTCGCCGTAGTGGTGGGAAGCGCTTCACCGCCCAGCGCCAGCGCTACGCTGATAGCCCCGGCGGTGCCACCGGTAGGCACGGAGATATTTCCAACGAAAAGCACGCGATACCGCGCAATTGGGGAACATCCGCTACAAACGCCCCGCAGGGTGACAAGGCCAGCCCCGTCACGGTGAACAACATACCCCCGGCCGCATTTCACCGGCGTATCGGTAAACAGCACGTTCTGTCCGGCCGCCACGGCCTGTACAGCGTTCGCAGTAAGTTCAACCGCCATGCTCTCCCCTCCTTACGCTACGTTTCCGCAGCCGCAGCCGTAGCCGTTACCGTAGCAGCAGTTAGGATTCTGCACCTGGTAGGCAGGCACAGGCCGGGGATTGTAATAGGCGAACTGGTCAGCTACGTAGCCCTTGATCGTCAGGTTCTGGGCATTCTGGCTCGCCGCCAGCTGCGCCATAAAGAGCTGCTGATTCTGATCGGCGATTTTCTGATCTTTCGCCGCCAGCTCCTGGGCAGTCAAGCGCTGGTCAATGGAGCGGAAACCGCAGTTCATAGCGTCGATAATGTCCCGGGTGGTGTTCTGGATGGTGTTCCGGGTGTCGCAGCTCTGGGTAGCCATGTTGTAATTTACGCCCTGGATAGCGGCGCGATTTTCGCAGCAGCACTCCTGATTTGCCATCTGCATCTGGAAAAGCTGCTGCATCAAGGCAGCCTGCTGATTGCACCGGGAAAGCTCCGCCGCCTGGAAACCGTTGCTGATATTCTGGTTCACGCCTGCAAACCCATTGAGCATACCGGTATTCATGGCATAGAAGCCGTCGCAAACGCCGTTGTTCACGCTGTCAATTTTCCGCTCGATGTTGGAAAAATCGGACGCGAGAACATACCCGTCCACCACGCCAGCGCCGGAACCACGGCCGCCAAAGCCTCCGCCCCAGCCGTTGCCGCCCCAGCCAAAGAAGCCAAAGATCAGGAAAATGATGATCCATGCAGACCAATCACCGCCCCAACCTCCGCCATAGCCGCCGTTGTTGCCATCGGTGACAGCTCTGATATCAGCGGGGGTCATTTCACTTGCTGTAATACTCATTTTGTTCTCCTTTCAAAAGATGAAAAATATAACAAAATCTGGCCAGATTATTGTTTACCTTCTAGGCGCTCCGAAGCCGAACATGCCCCGGAATTGCTCAAACTGCCCCTGCATCTGCTGCGCCATTTGCTGGGCTTGGTTAAGCTGCTGCTGGTTTACACGCCCGCTCTGTACAAGCTGATTAAGCAGTTGCTGCGGGTCTTGCCCCCTCATCTGCTGCATAAATTGTGGAAAATGGGAAATCATCTGCATAGGATTAGGCATCATTGCGTTTTACCTCCGCTTTCTTGGCATCGCGTTTTCCATCCGTCAGCTGGTTCAGCCGTTCCTCTACAGCGGAAAGCCGCTGCTCAAATCCTGCGCTGACTGCCTCCGGAGTAGCTCCTGCGTCCCGGATTTTGTATTCATACGCTACAATCGGCATTGGTCGCCCTTGCGCGTCCGTCCGCTTTTCGTAGAATACTGGCTTATTGCTATCCCATAGCCGCACAAATCCGTTTGCCGTGACGATAAACGCCTCCGCCGCAGATTCCGAAGCTACCCAAATTCGATCATCAAGGGGCGGCTGTTGGGGTTGTGCGGGTATCTGCGGTTGTCCGATTGGCATTTGCGGCTGGAAATAGTTGGGCTGAAAATAGCCGGATTGGTAGTTGGGCTGCATATAAGGATTTGCCATCATTCACGCCTCCAAAAATAGATAGGATTTTCGTCCATTGAGTTCCAAGTATCGTACAAAACGCCGTTTTCCACGGCAACAACGTGGTTTTTCAGCGCGACAACGTAAATTCCGTCAGGGTATTCCCGGATAAAATCGCCTACGGTGTAGCAGTCCGGGCATTCTGCCGGGATTGCCGCCCGCCTGAATCCGTGCCGCCGTAACACCGCGCCCCATACGTTATTTGCGCTAGGCATATCGCATTGGGTCAGCCCCTCGCTGGCCAGCTCAACGTAGGATTGGTACCAGTCAATCCCAAGAGCCTTTGCCACAGCTCTTACTGCACAATCGCCGACTTTCGCGGCGCGGGGATTTGGATTAAAGCTTTGAAATTCAGCCATAGGCAACTCCCCCTTTCTTCCTATAGAATAACAAAAAAGTCGGTAGGGAAACTCTCGTTTCCCTACCGACTTACAATCACACTTCTATCAAAAAACTATCAGAAGTCTATGTTTTTCGGGAGTATGTAGCTATACTCCTGCACACTGTTATAGGAGTTTTTCAACTTCCTAATGTACCTATCTAATGTGGCAAGGGACATGCCGTAAGCGTGGCACTGCTGTACACGGCTCCATCCGGCGGCTCGGGTGCGGATGATCTTTTCCTCCAGCGGCGTAAGAATCGCCAGAGAACAGAACTCATCCAGAATCACCCGATTCCATCGGACTTTATCCACTTATCACATCAGTCCTCCTTGGGGGAACTGTAGGTTCTTGCCAGTTTGCTGTCAGCGATACCGGCGGTGGTAGGATCATTGACCACGCCCAGAATCACCAGCAGGGCAAACACGGCGTTCACCACGGCCAGCAGCTTGTCGCCGATCTCGCCCAAATCCAGCGTAAAGCCGAACAGAGCGGCCACCGTCTGCACCAGCAGAAGCAGCGCGGGAATCGCGGCCAGCCAGAAGTTCTTGTTCTTGATACGTACAATCCAGTTAATCATTGTTGTTTCCTCCTTAAAGCTCAATGCCTTCGATTTCTGCCCGGATTTTCAGACAGCGGATGTAATTGCCCATGTGCTTTTTCTGCTCTTTGAGCAGATCAAGGGAACAGCTCGGCGTGAAGTTCAGCGTGCCAGCCTCATACTTCACTGTCATTGCATCCAGCTTGTCGTACCGGATTTTCACCTGTCGATACTCGGCTTTGAACCGTTCTTTGTAATCGGCAGAATTCATACCGGCAATAGTGTCTTTCAGTTCCATAAAAATTCCTCCTTAAATTTAGCCCAGCCCGAGCCGGGCAAGAATAAACCCTACGACAGCGGCCACAACGATGTAGATAACCTTTTCCACAACGCCCTTCCACCGCTTGCCGGGTTCGGCTTTCAGCTCCTGCACGTCCGTGCAGAGGCCGTCAACCTTCTCCCCGGTAACTTCCACCTTCTCCGCCATGACGGCAACAGACGTTGCCAGCGTGTTCACCGCTTCCGTGTGCTTCTCCAGAGCGTCCAGACGGTGGGAGTTGGATTTGCTCCGCTGTTCTACCGCAGAAAGCCGCCCAGCGATTTCCGTTTCTTCCATTGGCATACTCCCTTCTCAGCCGTTCCAACGGCTGTACTTCCCGTTGTCCTCGTGAATGCCCCAGCCGTACAGTCCCAGACCGCCCCGCCCGGGGATTTTCTCGGCCTGTACCTCCTGCGCTATGGCATACAGTTTCTCCGGCGAGATAGCACCCGAGAGGTCTACGGCCTGTCCCGTGGTGTGCAGGGAGTTGGATACTCCGCCCACCTCGGCGTTGTGCCGCTTGCACCGCACACCGGAATTCACATTCAGGGGAACTCCCGCCCGGCGGCGTATCTCATCCGCCATGCGGGCGGTTTCCTCTGCGGGTTCTGCGGGGAAGCCGTTGCAGTATTTCCCGCCGCACTGGCACCGGAATTCCTCCCGGGTGAAATACCGGATATCATCCCAGAACGTCCCGGTCTTTGGCGCGTCGCTGCTCTCCGGCTTCTCCACCTTTACCGCCGTCCCGGCGATAGCACCGATGAGCATTTTTTGGGTAGCCGCACCCGGTATCCCGTCCACGGCAAGCCCGTAGTCTGCCTGAAACGCCCGGACAGCCCCTTGGGTGTTCCTGCCCTCAACGCCGTCAATCGAGCCGGGAGAATAGCCCAGATAGGCGAGCAAGCACTGAATTTGCTTTACCGTCATACGTTCACCTCTTCCCAGCCCTGGGGGTATGCGGACGGCGACCATACATTACTGTCCAACGTGGAGCGGTACACTTTACTGCCCTCCGTGCAGCAGTCGCCCTTATTGTAGGGGCTGGTAGCCATGGCGACGAACGGCAACGCTTTTGCAGGGTCTGTGCTCCAAGCAAACCCCCACTGTGCTGGAAGTTCCTCTGGCTCCTTAGTGTAGATAGTGCTGTCATAGGGCTGCACCAGCCGCACCACACGGCCAGCAGATGATTGGCACACAAACCCGGCCTTGCGCTCTAGCATGTTTTTGTTTGCGGCAGCAGCCTTGAAACTGGGAATGTCGCTATCCGCCGCATTCAGTTCGGTGCCTGTCATGTCCGGGGCTTTCTCCTGCAAGGCAAGCGCGTTCGCCCGTCCCTGGGTATACATGATGCTTTTTCTTTCCTCTTGTGTCACAGACTGTCAACCCCTTTCTTGTAGGCTTCATCCAGCTCTTTCAGCTGTTCCTCACCGCCGCTGGCTTTCATTTCCGCGATTTTCGCAAGGATGGCGTTTTTGCGTTCTTCGATGGTCATGCGTTCACCCCCAGCGCGGTTTCGATTTCGGATAACGCGGCTTCGTACTCGGCATTCTGAGCAACAACCGTCTGGTATTGCTCCCGCTCATACTCCCGCTGTGCAGCGTCCAGCTCCGCCCACGGCTTCCACGGGGCAATCATTTCGCCAGCGAACACCACGCCATCAGCACGTGTCCACGTCTGTCCCATCGGGATGAAGCGGTATCCCTCAATGTAGGTGTCGCATTTGCCATCGAAAGCATCCGTTTCTACGGCGGTATATGTGATATCTGGGTTAATTAGGTGACACCTAAAATCGGAATCAATATATATTGTTTTCATTTAGGCCACCTCACTTACATTAGACTAACTTCTGACACTTTGACCGAGCCGCCTTTTTCACTATAGAAAGATAGCATAACAGTATTTGCTCCAAAGACACTCGAAATATCAAGACTAACTGTACCAGTTGTTTTCGTGGTGACTTTTGCGGCTGGGTTACTAGCCGAAGTAGCATACAGATAGACGCTAAGACTTCCTCCACCTATTGAATCTACTGCTACTGAAAGTGCTTCATACTCACTTACGTCGATCTTATTTTTCGTACCACACGAGAAAGTTTTTTGGGCGTTGGCTGCTATACTAATTTGTTGCCCTGATATACTAGCCGAGCCGCTGGAAGTAGCACCAGTGCCCCACCCACCAGTTATTGCGTCGCAAGTATCGCCATTGTTGAAAAGATGGGTGATATATAGCAGCGTGACACTCTCGGTCTGGCCATCGGTGGTTATCACGACATCGGCACTTTTTGACTTATCCCCATCGGTGGAACTCACCGTCCACTTTCCAGCATTTGGCACAGTACATACCCATGTACCACTGGTGTCAGGGGCGGATAGAGTCGTTGTGCCGTCAGAGCAAGTGCAGGTTGAACCGGCAGGATAGGTAATGTTGATGGTGGCTGCAAACAGCGGAATTGCAACGCTGTAATCCGCAGTAACAGTCGCAACTCTTGTAATCGGAACACCGTCTCTGACAATGGTGATTGTCCACTTACCAGTATCAAGCCCTCTGAATACCGCAACGCCCTTGGAGTCCGTGGTTTTGCTCTTAGACTTACCGTTTTTGGAGATTGTTACGGTCTCATTGGCAACGGCGGTTATAGTCAATATGCAGCCAGAGCCGCCCCCGGTGTTTACTCTGCCAATCATGCGCTTACACCGCCTTTCCAGCAAATAATGGTTGGAATTGTAATTGCCGATTCCGGGGCGCTTGCGGCATACAGATACACACCGCCGTTATAGGTAGCCGCAACAGGGGCAAAATTGCCGTCAATTGCGTCTGCCACGCCAAGAACCACCTCCGGAATCATGGTATCCAGCACCCCCGTCAGCGCAATCGCCGCACGGAATGGATAATCCTGATATGTAGAATCAGCCACAAACGCAGATACCGGTACACTGGTGTTCGCGAACAGGAGCTTTTTCAGCTCCACCGCCGTACCGGCTTCCAGATCGGCCAGCTCACGGTTGATGGAATCCAGCACAGATGTGGCTTGCGCCGTGGTATCATCAAGCACATCTTTTGCTTGTGCCTGCGTTTCTTGCAGGAGCGTGGAGAACTGGCTCTGCATTGTGCTTGTATCAATGCCCACATTTTCCGTCACCAGCCCGCACACCGAAGCGTCAAGCCGTTCATCCGTAATCATGGAAGCGGTGATAGCAGTTGTACCGGCCGCAATGGAAATCCGCGCAAGGCTGATCTGCCGGATTGTGCTGTTGTTTGTCAGCGCCGGGGCTGCCGCCGTCCCGGATTTTGCGCCTTTCAAGATTTTCACTTCCGGATAGTCCACGTAGTTTGTGGTTTTCCACTCCACGATTACGCGATCAATCCGATTCAGAACGCCGTCTGCCGCGTCAACGGAAAGCTGCAATTTGGCACCATCAACGGATTCATTATCAATCCACCACACAATGCCGTTCCTGCCGGAATTTGCCATCCATCCGGTGCCGTCTGAGACTTCCACCGCCATTCCCGGCGTGGAAAGCGCCTGCACGGACGCATTACTGCCAGCGGCAAAAACGCCGGATGTGCGGCCATGGTGCCAGCGCATAACGTCTTCTGCGCCTATGTATGTATCTTGGTTATTCGGGAAACTTTTGATATTAGCCATTTAATTTCATTGCCCCCAATGCTGTAAGAATAGGGTCGCCCAGGATAACTTCTGTCCGGGCTTTATTGCTGTCCAAGGTGTACTTAATGCCCGTAATCCGGGCGCTGAACGATACCCCAAACCGGGCAGATACGCACGATACAATGTCCCCCAGAGCGTAATACTTGCCCAGATCTTCCGGGTCGATGGATACGGAAAAGGACTTTCGCCGGATTCGCTTTCCCAGCTCCATTTGTCCATAAGCACGCGCACGGGCTTTGCAATCGGCCGCAGATTCGTCATTTTCCTGCCGAACGGCTGTTTTGAACCACACTTCCCGGCGATTGTCCCCGGTTGCATCGCCGACGATTTCAACAAATGTGTTATCCTCTCCGCTAAGGCTTCCCTGCACATAGGCCACATTACAGAGGGTGGAATCGTCGTCGTTAATTACAAGGTCTTTTGCGCTTCCCTGTTCCTCCGAAAAGACAATAGCGTGAATGCCAGCCGTCAGGTCACGCCCCTTGTAGAGGCGGAACGTGTGTGTCATATCGTCGGGATTCCACTCCATTGTGTGGCCTATGCCTTTTTCTTCAAGAAACGGGATAATTTCATCCAGCAAATTCCCGCCCATGAAAACATTATCCGTTTTATCGGTCATCCCTGTTGCCTGTGCAACTTGAATCCTTGTCATTCCACGGAGATTATCGCTTATCAGCTTGTACACGCCCGTCTCGATAGTTGTCATGTGGTATTCCGATGCAATGATGCGCTTATTCAAAAGCCAGTTCGCGGTGTAGCCGTTCGCCGTTATGCGGTTCGTGGTCGTGTCAATCTTTGTGTTTTCTATCACAAATGTTACGTTTCTGCTCGTATCATACAGGATATTGCCGACTTTCAGCACGTTAATGTTGTAGTCGCTTACCGGCGCAACCAGTATCAGCTTTCCGATATCGTTGTAGTAAATATTCATGATAACACTGATTGCGTGCCGGATTTCGTACCGGGCGGAAAAGTCCTCTTTATAGATTTCAAAGCTCATAGCGCAATCCCCACGATCTCCGTTGCGAAATCAATATCCACCTGCAAATTCGCAAGCCCGCTTGTCGCTTCCGGCTTCAGCACATTATCCCCAACTTCCAGCTGAAACAAAGTGCTTTTCAAGCTCAACGCGCCCCGGCAATCTCCGTCGACGGATGACGTTACAGTTGTCCGATCGTGCGTAATCTCTACAATCAGCCGCTCCCCGCTGACGATAGTTTTATTTATCAGCAGAAATTTTCCCGTCGCGGCGTTGGTGATTTTGGGATTTTCCACATCACCGCTTGCCGAAAGAGTAGCAGTAAACGGGACGGGAACCTGGCCGCGATTCTCCACATTGATAAATTTCGCTTCAAACAGCTGTCCGAAACGATACGGCCTTGAAATGTTCCACGGGAATTTGAATAGCTTTTGAATGCCGGACAACGTTACCGCTGCGGAATCGTCCTTGCACCAATACGGATACGCCGCCAAAAGGGAAAACTGGAACTGTGCGCCCCATTGTTTCGCCTCAATGTTGGGTGTCGCCGTAGGCCAAACATTCAGATAGTAATCATCCGCATATAGCTTCCCGGAAATATCGGGGCGGATAACGGAAAGCAGCTTTTCTTTATTCGCTGCTTGTCCGTCTCCCACCAGACGCCCGTTGACATTTACAGGCCGGGGCTGAACGTTTTTGCTCTGAATTGTCGCGCCCGTCTGGTTGATGCCTTTCGCCTGAGACAGGGATACCGTTACCGTATCGATGCCCGTGGGCTTGTTGATAAGATATCCACCGGCATAATCAAAGGTAACGCTATCCCCGTTTTCGTTCACGTAGCGGAACAACTTGCTTAAATTGTTGTAGTTCGTCAAATTGTCCACCTCGCTTGTGTGAAATACGCTTCTGTAGCTGCTGCCAGCTCAACGGGCGTTTGCGCAACGGACTGGATATTCTGGATGATCGTCACTCCACGCGAACCGCTAGAAAACCCCGCGCCGTCGTAGCCCGCCCCGCCGGACGCACCCGCAGATTCTCCTGCCCTATACGCTCGCGCTTCCTTGGCGGTAAGAACTTTTTCCCCCTTATGGAGGCGTACCAGATAATCGTCGTATGGTACATAATCAAGGCCGCTCTTCGCACCGGGAATGTTGCTACCCTTGATATTGGCCTTTATCGTGAGCGTGTAGTTGGCAAAGCTATTTGTCAGCCGTGATTTCATCTGGGAGGCGAGAGAATCAAGCTTTGCCAGAACTCCGGGGGTGCTGCTATCGATACCAGCAACCAGTCCGCTCATGGTATTGGTAGCTGCTTCTGTAGCCGCCGCCTCCTGGTCTAGATCGCCCACCTTTTCCACGTAGCTGTCTGCGGCCTCCTGCATACGAGCGTTCACATTCTCCACCGCCAACGCCAGCCTATCGGTATAGCCAGTACCAGAGGATTCAAATGCAGAAATTCCATCCATAAGCTCCGCAAGTTTTTTGCTTAGCCCATCGGTGCCGCCGGACATATCTTCTAGTTCATCACGTAGCCCTGCAAGGAATCCGGCCTGTTCCCCCGTACTCATGGACGCGAGATATTGAGAAAGTCCGTCAACGCTAATGCCTGCAAGGTCTGCTTTTTCGGAAACAAATGCAAAATCTTCATCGATCTGCTGGAGGACTTCGGTATTTCCTTTAAGATTACCCATGAAATCATCCCACGACATTTTTGCAACTTCTATTTGGGAAGTAAATGCAGACCCCACATCATGCAGCCCGTTATAGATGGTGGTATAGGTATTCTGGTAATCCTCCAAAATGGACTGTGCGGCGGCGGCGTATTCCTCAGAAGCAGCCTTTATCACATTTGCGGGCTTTGCCGCTTCCTCGGCGGCGGCCTGCTCCTGCGCTTCCAAATCGGCAAGATTCTGCTTCGCCTGCTTTATGGCTTCGGATAATCTCTCCATCTCGACGGTGTCGCCGCTGAAACCAGCATCAGACGAGAACATTTCCAACCTGGCTTTTGAAGCTTCCTCGTACTGCTGCTCAAGCTCTTCTACCTTTGCGCGTGCTTCTTCTACCGTCTGCGGCTCTCCGGCTAACTCTTTGACGAACTCCTTGTGTGCCTTGGTTGCCTTTCCAATGCCAATCGCCAGAGCCGCTACAGCAGCGGCAATCAAGCCAATGGGGTTTGCTTGTATCGCCGTATTCCATGCGTATTGCGCCGCAGTTGCAAGAGAAATCTTCCCGGTGAGTACACCAATGGCGATTTCACTAACGGAAAATACACCATTCAGCGTGGCTTCTGCAACCGCCGCTTTCCCGCTTTCCGCTGTAAAAAACGCAAGCGCCGAGGCATTCGCTGTGAACACGGTAGCAATATTCGCAATGGCTTTTCCGGCCATATTCGCCCCGATTGCAGCACCGGCAACGGTCGCCGCTGTGGCCGCGAACTCAAACGCCGTGGCGAGAAGATCAATAGCGCTATTCGTTTCCCGGAGATACGAAATAGCTTCTACCGTGGCAGTTCCAACGCCGGTAACAATTTGCTGTACGCGGGGTATAATGTTCCTTCCGGCTGTAAATACGCTGTCCACAAAGTCCTGAGTAAGCCCTTCCATGTCGGCGCTGCTGTCAGCCATGCCGGTAGCCAGATTTTGCCATGCTGCTTTCATGGATGCCGTGGAACCCTCGATGGTGCCCGCCGCTTCATTTGCCGCATACCCCGCAAGCCCCTGCATTTCGATATAGTCCACAAGGGCAGCTTGACAGTCAGCCAGATTGTCAATGGTATAGGCAGTGGCCTCACCGTTTTCCGCATTCCACTCGTTCACCTTATCAATCAGCTGCTGGAATCCCTCTTTTGTGGGGGTAATACCCAACTGCAAATTATCCAGCATCGTGAAGTTGGATTTCATGATGCCGTTAAAGGCATTTTGCACGGCTTCTTGGGTGGTTCCGGTTGCTGCCACAACATCGGCCTCGGCGGTGATAACTTTGTCGGCAAGTTCGGCGGCGGCCTGCACATTGCCGCCAAGGGCGGTTTTCAGGCCGGTAGCAAATCCATTCACCTGCTGAAAATAGTCGTTCTGGCTCATTTGCACGGTCTTGTAGGCGTTTCTCGCTTTCTCCGCTACAAAATCGTAAGCGTCGCCGAACATCAGCTGTGCGCCACCGGCTAACTGCTCATACCGCGCATAACTGGTATAGGCCGCTTTACCAACGTCTGCAACTACCCCGGCGAGCTTCTTTACTCCGGCGATAATCGCGCCACTGGCAAGGTTGGCCTTCAAGATATCGGCAAATAGATTTGTTTTTTCTCCGGCGTCCTCCACCGCCTCGGCAACATCGTCAACGGCTTCTGACGTATCGTGCATGGTGGTATCAAATTTGTTCGCAGCGTCTACGGCCTCGCTGATTTTTGCTTTATTTTCCCCCAAAGAAGTGGACAGTTCGGTAATCTGCCGGGCGACTTCCTGCGCTTCTGCGGATTCCTCGCCCTGTTCCAAATACAAGCTTGCATATTTGGCTTTCAGCTCGTCCAAATCGGAGGCTTGCTTTGTCACGCTTTCCGAAAGCTTCTCAAAAGCGCTTTTTACCTTCTGCGTAAGGGGCGGAATTTCACCAAGCGGCTTTTTGGTTTCCTCGGTGGTTTTCTTCACACCGTCAATTCCATCCGACGCTTTGGTGGTGGATTTGCCAAGATTTTCCATTCCCTTTGCCACTTTATCAGCCGCAACGGGAACTTTTATCATGGCTGATTCCATGGCAGAAGATGAGGTTGAAACGGCATTCCCTGTATCTTTGGCGGTTTTCGCCGCTTTCGCCATTTCTGATTCATAGCTGGAAGCATCCAGCGTGATACTTGCTTCAAGCGTGAAAACGTTAATCCTGCCCACCGCCTTTCGTCACCAGTTTCAGCCCGGCATTTTTCATCACATCCGCCACGATATCCTCCGCAGACCGGCTTTCCACCGGCTTCGGGCTGATGATATCCTCGTATCCGATAGATAGATACAATCGCTTGTCACACCCCGCCGTGTTTTGCGTTATCATCTGGATACCGTCGGTAATGTAGCGCCGAAGAATTTCGCGTTCGCATTGCTTTTTCAACTCCATGGGAAGAATGGAGAGGTACGCCCTCGCCCGTACTCTGGGGAGGGCGCACAGTGCGCTGATTATTCGCTCTGCTCCCCACGCCCCCACGATTTGAAAAAACTCAGCAGTTCCTTATCGTTGGAAAGCTCCTTGATCTGCCAAAGCGTCGCCATGGTACTCTGCGCGGCCACTTCCTCAATGCTCTTTTCGCCCATGATGGACAAAATAGCATAAATGTCGGCGCGGTGCGTTTTCAGCAGCAACGGAACAACGTTGGTAATCCTCTGCGCACCAATCAGCATAACGCCGACTTTTGTGGAGTTTTTCTTGTCCACCGGCTTGCCGATGGCGTTCATGATTTCCTCATCAGAAACGAGATTCACAATGTGCGGGGTGATCTCGCACAGCACGTCCAGGCACTCGTCCGTGCCAAGTTGAGATAATTTTCTCATGCTTGACCTCCTACATCGTAGCGGATTCGGCCTCTCCGGCCTTTACGTAAATCTCAAAAGGCGGTGTATCCTGCGCCGTGATGGAATAATGCCCGGTAAACTCGAATGCGAACTGGCCTTTGCTCTTGTCGCCGGTTTTCAGCTGGAAACCGCCAGTAGAAAGGCCGTTCAGCATATGGATGGCCATATAGCCGCCCTTTTTCGCGCCGTTTTTGTCGGAATAATCGGCCACAAGCCAAATGTCCTTGAAATCCTCGGTGGCAATATCGTTTCTGGGCGTGATTTTCCCGGCGGCCTCATCAGCGGCGGCCACCATCGATTTTGCGTTAGTGGCGTTCACCGAGACGAATGTGCCGCTAAGCTTCACCTCCCAGCTTTCCAGCCGTTTCAACTCCTTTGTGTTCTTGGGGCAGTTATCAATATCCTCGCCGAAATCGGAGAAGGTTGGCGTTGCCACGAAGGTCACGCCGCCGCTGGTAGCGCCAATGATAGCGTCGTCGGCAACCTCCGCCGTGGCAGGGGCAAAGGCCGAAAGCAGAACACCGGCATTCAGCACAAGCTCCTTAAAGGTATCCTGCGGAATTTGTGTAAATTTCATTGATTTCCTCCTATATGGTATTGAAAATTGCGGCAACGTTCAGTTGCCGCAATTTGATGGATTGATCTGATTCAAATGTGGAATTGATGCACCACGGCTCACCGCGCATAAGCCAAACTGTGCCGGTATCACAAGGCAGCTGAACGCCTCCGCGTCCTATCGTGCGGGAAATTTCCTCTGCCTTGGCGTTCGGCTCTGCCTCTTTCTCCGTGTGATACCACAGTTTTACCGTCAGCGAGTTCGCCATATCGCCCCACCCGCCGATGGAGACCGAATAGGTGAGGTAAGGCATTACGGTATCGCTCGGTACCGCTGTATCCGGATACGCGGGGAGATTAAAGCCGGAAAAGAACTTGTAAAGCGCTTCTGTTGCCGTCATTTTGTCAGCTCCCATTTCTCGGCGGTGACTTGGCACATATCCAAAGTTCCGACCGTGGGCGCTTGCTTATCGCTCCCGTTGCTCGTCACCCGGAAAATTGCGCCATCGGAAAGCCGCTTGAATACATCATGGAAAGAAAGCGGATTCGCGCGTCGGGTGGTAATGGTGTACACGCTGGTAACGCCCTCCTTCTCCGCGATTCTGGATTGCATGGAGGTATCCAGAATAATAGCCGCGTCGAACTCCGCGCCCTGTGCCCATTCCGTTGCCCAGCCGCCCTCACCGTCCGGGGTGCGCTTCTTTTCCATCAGTGCGCACGTGTTATTCAGGTAGTAGTCAAGCAAGCTCATATCTTCCTCCATATCCGTAAGCGCGGCGCAAATACCGTTTTCCAGCTCGTGCTTTCGCCGGAGCCGGACGAACTGCTTGCCTTTGTGTACGAGTAGCCGCCGAAAGATTCGCTCTGGTACGGGCTTTGTACGGCCTCAGCGTTCTTCTCCTGCCATGTGTTGATTTCTTCCAGAATCGTTAGCACCTCCGGCGGTACGCAGATTTCCGTAACGATTCCGGTATAAGTTTCGTTCCGCAAATCAGCATCCCCGTACACGTGAATCCCGTTATTCCTCCGGCTTCCTTCGATCAGGTAGTAATCGCCGGTTTCAAGGCCAGGAATAACGATCCGGTTCCCGGTGATTTCCTCCCCGGTAAACTGCCAGTGCAAGCCGGGGAAGAAATTACGCAGGTACACAAGCAGCTCATACAGGCTTACCGCATGCCCCATGTGATTCCCTCCTTTACCGACTCTTTACAACGGCCAAAATGTCCGCTTTGTTCATTGCGGCGCTGACCCCGGAAATACCGTTTTCTTTGGCGTACTCCAAAAGCTGCGCTTTCGTCATTCCGTCAAAGTCCACGGTTTCCGGTGCGGTTTTGTCAGCCGTCAGAGCCGCTTTTAACCCCCCTCCTTGGTAACAGGGGTAACAGTGGCAACGGCGATGCCGTCCAGGTACTCCGCCCACAGCTTCATACCCATGATGGCATACATATCGCCGGTAGCCCGGGAGTAGTCGCCCTCGACATGTACGCCGATCAGGTTCGTTTCGCCCTTCACGGTGTAATTCAGACCCAGCTTGGCAAAGTCGCTGTCACTGGGGTCAACGTAGTACAGGTCGATGTTCTCAACGGGGGTGGTGATTACCTTACCGGCGGCGACGTACTTATCAGGCAGGAGGAAAAGGGTGTTGTAGCCCAGGAAGTTCTGGACATAGGTCAGGCCGAACATGGTCTGGGTGGTAATCTCCTTATCGCCCAGGTAGTCGTAAAAATCCATAATGTTGGCAAAACCAACAACCTCGGTCACGTCCTTGTCCATGCCCATGAACTTCGCCAGCACCTTGCCCTTGGCCTGTGCAAGCGCCAGCTGCCAGGTCTTGGGGGTCAGCGCCAAAGAGCCGGTAGCCAGGAAGGTGTAGAAGTCGCCCAAAACCTTGTTTTGCAGGGCAACCAGGAAAGCGTCATCCGTCTTTTCTACGGCGACCTCCGCGCCGTATTTTGCAACGCTCTCAATGGTCACGCTCTTCGCGTACTTGGCCACCTCGATATCGCCATAGGCGACGGGGGAAACCTTCATCTTGGTAAAGGGGATCTCGTCGCCTTCCGCTACGGTGGAACCGCCCTTCAGGCCGCCGTCTACTTCGGCCTTATAGGATACCAACTTAGTGCCGGGGGCTTTGCGGATAGGCCGCATAATGCCCAGAATGGTGCGCAGCGCGTCCCAGTTATCATTGAACCGGGTTACAAAGTCCACCTCACGGGCGGTAGTCGTGTACTGCGCAGTTGTAGTTACGTTCGTTTTTGCTGCCATTTGTACAGCTCCTTTCAAAAAACTTATTTGTTTTCGCTTGCCATGCTTTCAGCAAGCGCTGCCTGTCTCTCAGCGGTGGACAAAATATACCGGCCTTTATCGTCCTTTTTGTAGATTTCAGCGCGGCTCTTTGCGCCACCAGAGGTGTCAGGCGGGGTCTGTGTTTGGGTGCCGGTGGTGGTAGTCTTGCCGATCAAGCCCTTGTAATCGCCGGAAAGCAGCCCATCCAGCGCGGCGGTATCTTTGATACTTTCGCCGTCCAGTTTCAGACCATCAATTTCAGCTTTGGCTCCACGGATTACCAGCCCCATGCTCTCGGCGGGAATGCCCTTGCTCTGGAAGTACGCCCGCGCGGCCTTTTCCTTGGCGGCGGCGCTCTCCTTAGCGGCAACTCCGTCTTTGAAATCCTGAAAGTCTTTCTTTTCCTTCTCGTACTTGGCCTTGTAGCCGCCGTCAGCGTCTTCCTTTTTCAGGTCATCCAATTCCTTTTGAATGCCAGGAAGTTTCTCGGCGTCTGCCTTGTACCTACCGATATCGGCTTTCAGGCCGTCCACGGTATCGGTGTGCGCTTCAATGATGGTGTCCACCTGTTCGTCGGTAAGCCCCATCCCCTTCAAAAGTTTGCGAGTTAATGCCATTGTTTCAGTCTTCCTTTCTTCGCCCCTATTCTTCGGGGACGACTGTGATATAAAAGCCGCTATACTTCGCGGGTTTTACCGAAATAAACAAAAAAGGAGCCGAACAGCACGCAAAATCTACGTACTGTTCGGCTCCGATTGCCCATTCCTGCGCCCAATTACGCAGGAGAAGAATATTTGATTGTTTTCTTTACTTCGAGGACTATGTAGCCGTCGCCCTTGCGCCGTATCTCCACATCGTTCCCGCGCTTTATGATAGCCTCTATGGCCTTTATGATTTCGTCATTGTTCATTTATTGCCCCTCAAATCGCGTCAGCGTTTTTGAACGCTTCCATAAGTTTGGGAAACTGGATTGCGAAGAAATCCACCATTTCCTCGTTCTGTGCCCATTCGGAGTTTTCCGCAAGGCCGCTTTCAAAGAGAAAAGCATGGATAATCTCATGCCGCTTGTTCTTTCTAATCTGAACTTGTAAGTTTTTCTTACAAGTTCGGTCGCCGCCGTGCTTACTATAGCTATCCACAACCAGTTCTTTGCTGGTTTCGTCGCAAAACCCATCACATTCTGCCAGCCGAGAATCTTCGTCTTCACAGCAGACGGAAAGTGTGTATTCAGCCCCAAGCGCATTTATTTTTCTGGTATCCGCGCCACGTCAACCTCCTTTGCTAAGTTCGTCTTTCAGAATGTTCTTGTATGTTCTCTGATGATCGGCGATTGACGGCTTAATAAACGGGTGCGCCCGGTTGCCAGCTGTCCAATGCCAGATTCCCTGCGCGTCCTGGTATTTCCGTGGCGTAGGACGGCCTCCGCCTCCCTCGGCGTATTTGCCCGTTCCCATTTCCTGGTAAATGGCGTATTCGGTAGGCGTTCCAACAATGGCTTTCTTCCCATCCTCCACGGTATGTGTAATGCTGTTGCGCAAATTCCCAGTATCAACGGGGCATAAATCCTTGGCATATTCTACAGCTTTTTTTCCGCAGCGTTCCAACCCGCGCTCACACGCTTCACCAAGGGCGCGGAGGATTTCGTCGGAGTTATCCACAAACGTAACGCTCATCTCTTATTCCGCCGTTTCTTTTCCAATTCCTCTTGCAGTTTTTGCCACGCCTCGGGCTGGTTGTACTTCATATTCTGGAATCCGGCGAACGTCTTCGGGGCTTTTTTACCCAGAATTTCATGGTATTCTGCATATTCCCGTTTGTCGGCCTGATAGTTCTTGCCAGCTTTTATCATGCCCGCCCATTTTTCCGGAGGATGCTGTGCTTTCTTTTCGTCGTACCATTCTTTGTACGATTTTTTCTTTACAAGCTCATATTCCCCGGTTTCGGGATTCTTCACGCGCATCATGTGGCGTTCCGATTCCAGGTCATCATCCGTGGCATTCACCACCGTGCAGCGGCAATTATACAGCTCATGCCCCGGCGCTCCCAACGAGCCATCACCAGGGAACATCATCTTATAGCCGCCGACATCAAACGGCTGATCGTAGTCCACAATCTGATTGTCCGCCATACCGTGATCGTGGCGGGTGCGCAAATCCTTTGTGGCTACCCACTTTTTCTTGGATTTAATGCCCCACATTTCGTCAGCGGCGGCGTAGCTGTCCATTCTACCGGCATTCTGTGCGGCGGTAACTGCCGTTCTTGCCGCTCGAATGGCGCTTACACGGCTCATTGTGACGATTCTGGACTGCAAATCATCGGATATCTGCTTGATGCTTCTGCCTTGCAAAATGGAGCCTGTAACGCTTGCTGTAATCTGCTGCTTGCCAAAAGCCAGATCAATGCCCCGCTTTAGCGCAAGCCTTTCGGGGTAGTATGGCATCACATCCGGCTGCTCCACAATTAAGCGCTTTACGGTCTGCTCGTCAAAAAGCGTAAAATCCGCACTCGGGTGAACGCTCTCAATGGTATAGGCGGTGTAATTCCGATTCAGGGAGTAGATTCCAGGCGTAGCGTCGTTCACATACGCAAGCGCCACCTCTTTTGCTTCCGTCGCACGTTCGGCCAGCTTGTCCCGAAGCGTTTCCAGCCGCTTCCCGCGTCCCATCTGGTTCAGCCGCCATTGCTGGTAGTCCTTTTCAGTCCACTCCTTACCGTTGCGCTTCTGGCCTATCAAGTCCTGCATCTTCTTATCCTGATCGGCAAAATGCTTGAAAAAAGCATCTATTTCCTCTTGCAGTCCTTTAGCCGCCTGAGAATATATGGAGTTAATGCGGCGTTCCAGATCGGCAAGCGCCCTGTCGGTTCCCCTATCGGCTTCATTCGGCCTGGGCATTGCCACCACCACCGTAAACCATATTTATGTCCGCGTCCGCTTTCCGTTTCAGAATTTCCGGCACTTCCTCCGGCAAAAGAAATGGAAGGTGTTTCAAAATCGTTTCGTCATCAAGGAACGCAGCCGCCGAAAGCACCATGTTTGTTTCCTCTGTACGATTTATCACCTTGTTCCACGTAAATTCCGGCTGTGGATTACTGATACCAGCAGCAGCGCAAATCTGCCGAATAAAATCTATCAAGAAATACTCGAAATCGGCGCATTTGTTGTCCTGTGGCTGATACGCCGCCGAAATCTCTGTAGCCGTTTTCTCAGCGCCCGCCAAAGCTGTAACATCAAGCATCTGGGAATCTTCATACAGGTCGCGCCGCAAGATATCCAGCATGGTTTTCCGGGCTTCTACAGGAACGTCAAGGGTGTGGGCTTCTGCTGCCGTTCCATCGGAACTATCTACCACATTCGCCTTTACGCTCTTCATTCTCTGAATGAACTGTGCCAAATCCTTATCGTCCATAGCGCCGGTATTATGCAGAATCCAGTAAATTCCGCTGGTATCGTCAATTTGGTTGGCAAACCCGGATTTGATAAAATCATAGCAGTCTATGGAGCCACGCAACCCAACGAGTTCGCTTTCGTGGGTATCGTTTCCATACAATACCGCAATAGGCAGGCGGGTGTAGTTCTCGTCGCACACATCCACAACGCCCAAGGCGTTGCGCAGTTCCTTGTGGATATACGCGCGTTTATTTGCAATCAGGTGCGCGTCGTCGCTTCCCTCTGCGCTCCATTCGCTAACGCCGTCCAACTCATAAAGCGTAGCCCGGAAAACTGCTTTCTGGCCAGTCTCCCGGAACCAGTACCGAATACCGGCCATCAGCTCAGACGTTTTTTCATCCAGCAGCGGAACGAATCCCGGATTCCCGGGAGTATCAGCGAACGAGAACACTTCCAGATGATCGAGATTCCAATAGCCGTAGGAAACGCCCTGCGCCAGTGCCAATTTTGCCGCCGCTTGAAGCTTAATGTCAAAATCTGCGCCAAGCTTTTCTTTTTCGTCCATGCTTACGCCATTAGCGCAAATATAGCCAACCTCCTGCGTCACAAGCCGCCGAAATGTGAGCGTTTTTAGCCGGTAGTCGCTACTCCAAATATCAGGAGTTTTGTTCCCGGATAAGGTGAAAAGGAACTTCTGGAATTTCTCAATTGTGATGTTGTGCTTGTTGTAGTACGCCATACCATCAGCGGCATCTTTATACGCCTTGCTGCCCTGGTGTTCCCGCACGGCATCACGTATGAATTTCCCGGTAGTTCCCTTTGCAATGGCTTCTTCCAAATCTTGATAAATCTTCATGCATTTTCTCCAATAGCAGAAATCTCACAAAAGCAACGCAGCAGCGGGTGAAATCTCGTTTTTCTTCTCCACTTTGTATTTCATGATGGTGCTGCAAAAGTATCTGATATCATCCATAGCGTGGTCATTATCCTTCACGACGGCGTCCTCCGTTTTCTTATCGTCCCATCGGTACAGCCCAAACTCCCTTATAGCGTCCGTGCAGCACCGGTGAATTTTTATATTCCCGTTCTTGAGATATACCGCCGTGCGCCGAATACCATCAAGAACGGCGTTGTCTGCCTGCTGGACGCGGAATCCACGGCGTTTCAGGGCGGTAATGAAAGATGCTGCCGAAGGGTCGATTATCGCCCTCTTGATTTCGTAGCCGCCCGTCAGGCGCTCCACAGCGTCGCAATATTCCTCGTCTGTGAGCTGCTTATAGTTGGCTCTGCCATCGTAGTAATACTCTTTGATTCTAACCGCCTTGTTGCCATCTACCGCCCATAAGCCACATGAAAACGGGTTTAGGGTGCCGTAGTCGATGCTTATGTAATAATCCGCGAATTCCGGCACTTCATCCGTGATATTCGCTTCGGAAAAATCATATACAAGTCCTTCGGCCAAGCACCACTCGCCCATAATGTACCGGCGGTAAAACACGCCTGTGTACATAGCCTCATATCTGGCAAGCGTTTTTTCTGAAAGCGACGGATTATCCGGCATTGTGAAATGCAGATACAGAGCGTTCCGCTCACTGCAACGCTTAATCCAGTTTACATAAAACCAGTGGTTGGGATTGTCCGGGTTGCAGGAAAACCACATCCGCGCCCCATCTACAGAGCATCTTGCAAGTGCCTGATTCACGAAACTTTCAGGCATGAGCGCCACTTCATCCAGCAGAACACCGGCCAGCGTGCGCCCCTGAATCAGCATGAAGGAACTTTCATCCTTGCCGCCGAACACCTCGAACCAATTCACCACAGAGCCGCGCTTGACTTCCAGCAGCTTGTCAGAGCGTCGCCAGCGGAGCGTGTATTTCTTCTTTGCGTAGCTCATGGAGATATATGGAACGATGATATTCTTTGTAGCACTGTCCACGGTCTTTCCGCAGATGCCGAACCGCTGGCCGCTGAACTCCCGCATAGCCCAATCGATGAATGCCACCATCATAATAGAGGTCTTGCCGGAACGCACTGCGCCGTCACAGATTAATGAATCATAGCGGCTGTATGGAAATGCCAATATTTTTTTCTGTTTATCGCTTATCGGCATTAACAAAATCCTCTATAATTTTTCTTTCCCTTTCAGAAATAGACCAAATAACTTTGTTTTCTTTCTCTGCCGCTGCTTTCTCTGCCGCTGCTTTCTCTGCCGCAACTCTATCCGAGCAAAGCAAGCCTTTCCCAAAAATAGTTTTTTGTTCTCTTTTTTGCATATCAAGTGCTGAAATTCTTACAGATTCATTTTTTGGAACTGAAAAACTAATCCCGTACTTACTTAATTTTTGCAAGAATGTAGCGGTAATTACATTGTCTGGATAATCATATTTTGGAAGTTCTCTGTGCAACTTTCGCTCGTTCTTTTTATTTTCTTCCGTTATGATTTTATATAGTTCTGGGCTTGTCCTTGCCACATTGCTTTCAAGGTTTGTTGCAAACGATGTGGAAACTTTAGCGCCGTTTTCGTATGTAATTGATGCACCAACCGCAATTCCGCAATACCCATCGCAAACCGGAGACAAAAGGGTAAGCGCAGGAGCAAATAGAAAGAATTTTATGCCTCTTGAGTTATAAAAGCTAATTATTTTTGATAGAATCGAAAACGGATGGTTGTCCAAAACAACGCATCCGTCCGAATACTCGTAACGCTCATAATCGCCGCCCGGGTAAAACGGGCGGACGATGCTTTCCGGATCAATGCCATATTCCGCGCAAACCCAATTTTTCACAGCCTCATACACAAGCGGCGGCGTGTAGCAATCATCAGTCGTTTTCTTCGGCTTGAATTTTTCTATGAACGCGTCATATTCAGGATTATCCTGAAACAACGATCTTTGATTATCCACCATCTTCCATCTCCTTCGCTAACTCTTTCAGGCTCCTGCTCAAATCGTCTTCTTTCACCGTATCCCCCGGCGCACCGCTTATAGCCGCCCATTTGTCAATCAGCGTGCCAATCGCCGTGGTGATTTGTGCGGGGCTTGCATCCGCCAGCTTTCCCGGCTCATTTAGCGCCTGTAACCCCTTGCTGATGATCTCGCACACCATGCCGCGCTGTGCTTCCATGTATGCCAGAATATCAGCGGTATCTTGCTCCTTTTTTCGTTTCGCCTTTTCCGTGAAATCGTCGCATTTAAGTACAATTCGCTTTACGCTATCATCGGAAACGCCGTTTGCTCTCGCTGTGGCGCTGTAGTTGCCTAGCCGCAAATAATCGGCAATAATTTTCTTCTTTTTCTTATCCGTTATTCGCTCAGCCATAGCACCACCGCTCATACAAAATAATTGGCGCGAGGCCGACTCGAACGGCCTTCTGTTGGGGAGAGAGCGCCCAACTCGTTATCTACCGCGCCATGCAAAAAGAGGCTCAGGAACAATCCCAAGCCTCTTGCGCTTTTTCTTTTTTACCAGTATAGCACATTCAAACTGAAAAATCGTCTCATTTTTTTCTCATTTTTCAGCTTTCAGTCTGCCCATACAGGCATAGCGTGAAATGTCGTAGTGCTGAATCCCGGCGGCGGTAAACCTGAGCTTTTTCAACTCCAAGTTCTTCACACAGGGCATCAACATTGCCTCTAGCCGGGCTTATGTAGAATCTGCTCAGTATCTTCTTTTCATCGACGCTAAGCGATTCAAGCCCGGAATCTACCAGCGAAACCCACTTTTTTGCCTGTTCCAGAGAACGCGCCAGTTCCTCACGGTGAACGATATTCGATAGCATCATATCTTCCCGCCCTGAGCCGCCTCCGCTTACCGGCGTACCGTCAGCCGTGGCACTTCGGATACTCTGCATAGCGGATTCCAGCCGCGCCATTTCTTCGGGAATGCTTTTCAGGGACTGTTTCTTTGCACTGTACTCCTTTAGCTTTTCAATGGCTTCATACTTCCAGTTCATTCCGTTCCTCCTTAATCATTGTCTGTTCTCCGATCACAAATTCTTACAATATCGGCAATGTAATTTGCCTCGTTCCGGGAAAGCAGAAGCTTCCCCATCAGAAGTTTAATAAAGCGCTTACGTGTCATGCGGGGAATCCTTCCTTTCTCCGTAGCTGCAAAAATCATTGCCGTCTACCTCATTTGGGGACATGCCCTGCTCATATTGCCAATGATAGCAATACCCAAATGGCGTTCCTCCTTTGTTGGTGGGGTGCTTGCCTATTTCCTCAAATGCAATGCAGTCCCGGAACCTTACCACGGGGACGGCATCCACGGTATCAGCCTGATTTATCATCATCACAATGTTTTCCACTGTCAAATATGTGGTGCTACATCCTGTACAAAATGCTACAATTCTGCGGCGAAGCCCGTCTGCATCAATCAGCCTCATAAAAATTCTCCTTCCTCGGTATCTCTTTCAGCCAGCGTCTGACGGCAAAGAACCGAATGCGTGACGGCTGATTCTTCGCCCACCGCTCAATAGCGGCGGCGAATGCAATCCTAGTGTTAAGGCGCTGACGGTGTTCTCGTCTTTCACTCATTCTGATTTACCTCCTTTAGCCCCGCTGATAGGCTATAATGCGTTTGATCTTGTCGTAGCTTTCATCTGTTGTTATAAAATCCTGTGATGCATCATCAGGGCTGGTAAACGCAAAATAAATCTGCGTCCCGTTCTCCGTTGGCCATATATCCTCCACCCAGTCCAGATTAACCAGCCGGGGCTTGCCCTGCAGATGCACCTCGATAAAATCAGCCATTCTCTGCACCTCCTACCATGCCACATACAGGCATTCCAGCGGGATTTCCTCTGCCTGCTCATAGATGCAATCCCGCAGATTTTCGAGTGCAACCACTGCGCTGGCAACCGTTCCCCAGCCATTTTCCGGCTCGTACTGCTTGTATTGCGCCTTGTTTGCCCGCAGCTCTTTAACGCCTTTCTCGATATTCCCGATCACGTCGGAACACTTGTAATATTCTCCCTGCTTGTAATCCCACCCGGTACAAGCCCGGAACATCTTGCCCAGATTATACGTGGGGCTGCTGTATTCCGGCTCGGCGATTTGTGCGAACTTATCGCATCCATCCACCTTAACGGCGATTCTCAGATCATAGCTCATTCCTCTGTGCCTCCTTCCTTCGGCGCCGATGGGAGTAGGTGCATTCCCATTGGTGAAATCCCTGTATCCTCATACTGTGCAAGGCGAGTATAGAGTTTTGGCACTATGCAGCCATTTCGACACCCACCCGGCTTATTGCTGGGGCGCATGCAGTAGTTATCCTGCCCGCAGCATTCCCACGGATCAAGATTTTGCCAGTGTTCAACCGTCAATCGTTTCATCGTTTTCCTCCTCCGGCAATTCTGGAAGCGGCTGCCAGTGGGTGATTTCAACATCGTCATCCACCTGATCCGTTTCGTTCGCGCCGCACTCTACAAGCAAATCTTCGCAAACACACGACCACCAATACCAAGCCTCCCTGTAATAGACAGCAGTCGCTTTTTGCGGAACGTCCTTCATGTACCGGTAGTACGGCGCTGGGTTGTGATTTACCCACACCACATTTACAGGCTCAAGTTCCTCCGGCGGCCTCTCACTGCACGGAATCCACATTGTCCGCTCCAACGCCTCCATGCCCATCCGGCAGGCTTCGTTCACCTCGTCCATGCCGTCATAGACCTCCCGGTGTTCCGGGTCAAGGATTTCGATTGCTCGTTCAATTTTCATGATCATCCTCCAATTCCATTTTTGCGCCGCAATGGCAATATGGATTATTCTCTGGCTTGTTAAAGCAACCAAATGTCTCAATGCGGCCACACACGGAGCATTCGTATTCCCCACAAGCTGCCATTCTGCGAACAAGTCGCCATTCCCCATGCCGCACCGGCTCCACATCGGCGCAGGGGATGCGCATCAGCAGTGTTTTAACCCTTTGGGGTGTCCAGGTGGAATTTTTCTGGTTGCACTGCTCAAAGTCCGCAAGTGCCAACTCCCGGCTTATGTAATCACTCATTTCAATTCCTCCACGTAGCACCAACTCTGGGGTGGGCGTTTAATTATCCGGCCATCATTTCCCTGTGGTGTAGTTGTAATAAGGCATTCCAAACAACCCACCTCAATTTTACATAGTAGCCCCTTGAATGCGCTCAGCGGCTTCGGCATATCGTAGATTTTTAGGTTGGAAATGTGCCAGCCGTACAGTGTTGCGCCTTTTCCGTAGTCCCACAAAGCACCGTCCACAAGCCTAGTCTGCGCCACAAAGTCATCATCCACATCGTAGATTCCATACGGTTCTGTTGCCGCCTTGATGGTTTCAACCCAGTCGCAGGTAAACTCGGCAATGACCGTTCCGCCAACCTCCATCTGTACCCATTTCCCATTGATGATATGGGGAACAGTTCCTTTTGTCCGGTAGACGTAGCACTTAAACGGTGCTTCCAGCTTCGGACGGGTCTTTCGCACCTCAACGGTCTTTTCACCTCTGGCAATCTTCTCCACCCACTCCGGGCGGATGCTGATAAGTACCGCTTTAGCCATTGTCAGCCCTCCGGTTCCAAGTATCAGCCGCTTCCTGCCGGTCATCGTCAATGTATCTGATACTGCCATCCTTTGCCATCTGCAAAGAAAAAGAATAAGAAGTATTTGGCAATGCAATTCCACACGCCAGACATCCGACCCCAAATTCCCACTTTCGAGTTAAACCAGCTGCTGCGTCCGGGCAGCTACACTTCGGGAAAAATATCGCTTCCTTCCCACAAAACGGGCAGGGCTTCAATTTGATTTCGTCCATTGTTATCTCCTTCCCGCCCGGGTTGCCCCGGGCTTGTGTTATCCCCACTGTTCGGCCATGGCTTTTGCGATACCGGGGGAGAATTTGCTTCTGGCCTTGCTTGCGCCGCCTTTTCTGCTTATTCCGGCTTTATCCCGGTTCCCTTTATTGCGGCTCGTGCCGCAGGAAACAATCGGCTTATACTCTGACAGGATATTAGTCGGAACAAGCGGGTTGATTCCGAACTCCCACAGCAATGTTTTCTTGCTGAACGGGTCGCCGTATTCAAACGGCTGCACAATCTGGGTGTGTTCCGGCATCTCAAAAACCTTGCTTGGCACCGGGTTTTCGATGCAGATTTTTCCAACGCCAAAGTATCCGTAAAGGTAGAATACCATGAAAAACAACTTTGCTTTCAGGCCATTTGCAAAACGGTCCAAATTAAGAACGCCTTTCTTCGGGTACAGGCGGCAAGCCCCAGCGTTGGAAATAAACGTGCATGGAGGGTGCGCAATAATCAAATCCCACCCGAAACGGGGAATGACATGCACCTGTCCGTCCATGGTGGTCACTTGCCCCCCCTCTATGGCCTTGAGCGCATCGCCAAGGATATGCCACTCTGGGTGCCCGCCGGACGGCTCCTGGATATCGCAGGAATAGGCCTCATGCCCCCGCGCCCGGAACGCCTTGCAGACGGTTTGCGATTCCTCGCAGGCTATCAGAACTTTCATTTCTCGCTTTCCTCCACCGGGGAGCGTAGCCATTTCAGCCAGCAGTTAGTACATGAGCATATATCATCCGGGGAACATCCTTGGCGTACAACAAAGTCAGCCAGCGCCTCAGCCAGCTCCTCATCCGTCATAGCTCGGATTCTGTCACTGTTTGTTTTCGGCTTCACTTTTCGCTGAGATTCAAGCTCCCACTTTACTTCAAGCGCATCCTGAAAGCAATTGGCCGCATCGTGGAGGCCGGCAGCCCATACCTGGTGCATCATTTCCATTTCCCATGCCCTTGGGTTTTTGCAGCACCCATTTTCTCCATGCTTGTGGTTTACTGGGTTTGGCATAAGCTGTTCTACAACGTTGCTCATTTCCCATTTCCTTTCTCTTTCCCTTTATTCCCCCGAGGAACTTTCCCCCACCTGGGTGGGGTGCATTTCTGCTTCACCGGCTTGAAACAGCCGTACATTTTCGCCTTGCTCATTGAAAATCCTCCGAATCAAAAAAGCTAATACCCTGTACCGTTTCCTGTTCCGCTTTCTTTTTCTCGGCCTTTTCCCGCGCCATCCGCTCGGCCTTGTAAGCGTTGTATTTCTGCCGGTACTCGTAGGATTTCCCGAAGATGTTCCACGCGGCCTTCACCAGATTCGGCTCGTAGGGCCTTATCAGTTCCAAATCCGCAATGGCCTTGTAGGAAATCGGACAGCCGCAGCAACCGGTACGGGTAAGCCCGTAGACCTCATAAGCGTCGGAATACCGGAGGCCGTAATACTCCTTGTACCATGCCTTATCCGCATCCGAAACATAGTACAGTGGGCGAAGCCGATACTGCCCAGAGCTGGTTTCCGTGAAGCAAAGGGAGGTGTTGTCCTTCCGGGGAACGGAACGCATACCGCCCTCATCCCGGCGCTCACCGGTGATCACCATGTCGTAGCCCTTCTGAATCTGATGTGCAACATTTTTCTTGCAGTATGTGCAGCAGTCAGCGGAAATCTTAAAATCCGGTGGATACTCCCCGATGAAATCCCGCATGTACTTGCTGGAATTGATTACCAGCTGGATATTCGGCCTTGGCTCTCCCTTGGAATTGCAGCAGCACAGAAAATTCAGGGTGCTTTCACACTTCGGATAGCGCGCCCGAAGCTCCTGCCGCTTCGCTTCCTTATCTTCGGCTTGCTCGTATTCGTCGGCCACCGCCAGCGGTACACCCTTCTTCTGCCATCCGGAAAGCCCGGCGGACATGATCTTGGAAACGAACGGAATGCCGTATCTCCGGGAAGCTGCGACGATGTTCACTTTCGGGCGTACCGTCTCGATCTCCACCCCGTATTTCTCAGCTGTGGCCTTGACGTGATCTTTCGTGGCCTTCATTTCAAGGCCGGTATTGAAGAAAACGTATTTCACCGGCGGCAATCCAAAAATATTCCTTGCCCGCTCGATCACATCGATCAGAATATCACTGTCTGCACCACCGGAGTAGCTGCATATGGCGTTGGGATGCTGCTTCAGGTGCTTTGCTACGATGCTCTGGATTGCCTGAAATTTGGCCGGTGCGTCAAAGTCCGCATAGGCCGGACGATCTGTGTACACTCTGCTTTTGTACTCATTTTTCATAAATGATTCCCTCTCTCACCAAATCCGGGTGTTCATACCGAAAAAATTGGCGTTGTTTTTTGTGGCTCCCAATTGATTTCATGATGTTTTTATTCCAGTTATCGATGAAATACGTTTCCCATGCCTTGCAGCCGTCCCCGTTGGTGGGGCAATCGTCCCGCGTGCAGTTTCTGCAAAAGGGGCTTTCCGAATCGATGTACTGGCCGGGGCGTTCCTTTTCCCCGCCTACTTCGTTTTTCATACTCCACCGCCTTCCGGTAGCTTTTCAAATTCCATCTTCCCGGCCAGCTCGGCGATAAAGCTCTTTACCGCTCCGGGGAGCTTCTGGTAATCGTCCTCCCGCTTCTGGCACACTTGGAACGATCTCTGGAAATTCGATGCAACCACTGACTGCACCGTTTCTGCGTCCATCAGCGCCCATTCCTTGAGCTGGGCGGGGCTTCCCACCGTCCGCTGTACCGCTGGTGGCAGCTTCCGGAACTCGTCATCTGCGCCGTACACGCTGTTTCTCAGTGCGCCTGCAACCAACCCCCATGCTTCCATCTGGGTCATCTGCTGGGGCGACTGCATCCGATGGAGCATATCTTTCAACTTCCCGATGGTGGGCATAAAGCCGCCGGTATCCGTCGCTATGTACGCTTTTGCAGCGGCGGCAACGGCCTCAAATGGCTCCTCGGAGAACATATCTGCCCAAAGATTGACTTTCACGTTTGCCGCCTCTTTGGACATTCCCCGGAAAGAATCGGGATAATTTGCCTGTAAAAGCGTGAGAATCTGGTACGCTTCCTGTTTATCCATTTCCAAATTCCTCCCTGTACATCTCCGCCAGACGGTCAACGCCGCTGGTATAGCCGCCCGGCTTCTTGTTTGCCGCAGGTCTAGCCGAATTCTGCTCCCGGGAGAGCCATGAGTTAACAAAGCGCATGATCCCGGCTTTTGTTTTCCTGTTTTTGGGATTTGCCAGAAGCCAGCCACGCATACTCCGCAACTGCTGAGCTACATCCACGGCGGGATACAGGCCGGACAACTCGGCAACCATCTCCACGGAAATCTCAAAATCCGTGCCGCCAACCAGCGGAAGCACCGCCGCAGGCGGGGGGCTGCTCGGCAGCTCGCCGCAAACCTCCGAAGGAGGTATATTATCCTTTGCCTTTTCCTTTGTCTTTGTCTTTTCCTTTTCCTTTGTCTTGGTATCATTCGTACACGGTTGTTCGCCATCGTATACGTCCGTATTCCATCGTTTGCGGATGTTATCGGAGTTTTTCTTACACCGGCTGTCGTATGTTGCCTTATCTCGGTCTATCTGTGCTTTCAAAGTTGGAAATACGAATCTTTCATTACCACGGAGTTGCGGTGCTTCGCCCGTCTTGCTGTAGATAAGGCAAGCCGTGAAAAGCCTCCCCCTCTCCGTGTCATTCAGTTCCTCCATACTGTCCAGATAACTGTGATAAGCGCAAAAATATTCAATCGCCATTATCTAATCCTCTTTAATGATGGAGTACCGTGCAAAGCACGTCCGCTCCCCGTACCGGTTTTTCCCGGTGACGGTTTCGCTCTTGATGGGAACGCCCTGAGCTTTCAAATCCCAGATCCTTGCGCCAAGCCGGTAACAGCCGTACTCGGTAACAGCCTCGGCCTGGGTGATACTCCCATAGTCTTGCAAATGCCGCAGGATACGCTCACACTGTGTCACGGGGTGCCTCCTCTCCGGTGAGGCGAACCGCCACGCATGGGCGGGTGCCGTACCGCTTGCAGACTGTGGCGTCTGTGATAGCTGCATCATCCTTGTAGGCGATACCGTTCAGGGCATCACACACAATCTTGCCTATGTTGTCCCAGTCGGGTTTCACCATGGGCAGAATCCGATTGTCAATCGCTTCGGCCTGCTTGCGCTTGCTCCACGAATGGGGAACGGGGTAGATTGCCGCAATGTCAACCCGGATAGTGCCTGTGAACTTTGCCCCGTGGGCTTCGCACTGGTATGCCCATGCCACCAGCTTTTCATAGTCCTTCGTTTTCTTCGGGGTGTATGTCTCACCGTTCTGGGTGAAGCGGGGGCGCTCCTTCCCTTGCGGAACGCCGGGAATCGTAAATTCAATCGTCACGTTTTCGCTCCTTCCTTTGGAGTTGGCGGTTTCACCTCCCACCGCCAAGGGGAAAATGCAAACTGTACTGTCAATCTTTTTAAGTAAAGATTGATTTTTCCGGCCTAGAACGGCAAGGCGGGGTCGTCTTCGGTGATCTCCTGATATCCCCAGGGCCTCTGCTGACTGTATCCGTTGCCCCGGTTCGTCTGCTGTGGGGCGCTGGGCTGCCCGTATCCGGCGTTTTGTGCCGTTCCGGTATTAGCTGCCTCCTGCGAGTTGCGCTTGCTGGAAAGCAGCTCAACGTTTGTGGTCACTATCTCAAACGTCCGGCGCTTGTTCCCGTTCTTGTCCGTCCAGTCCCTGGCTTGCAGCGCTCCGGAAACGGCTACGATGTCGCCCTTATGGCCGTACTGCGTCAGGTACTCAGCCCCCTGCCGCCACGTGACGAAGTCCAGAAAATCGGTGACGTCTTTCGCCATCGGCCGCTTGACGGCAAGGCTGTAGGAGCAAACCGCCGTTCCCTCCTGGGTTCTTCTCAGCTCCGGGTCGGCGGTGAGCCGCCCGACAAATTGACAATTATTCATGTGTTCTCCTTCCTGTAAATCAGATCGTTTTCGTTCCAGCCGGGATAAATGCCCATCAGGTACTCCCGGAAATACGCCCTCATTTCCATTCTCGCCGTGGTTTGATCGTACCGACTGTGACATCTGGGGCAGAGGGTAAGCCCGTTCTGGGCAATGCCAAGCCCTCCCTGCGCCCGGGATATGTAGTGGGCGTTGCTCCATGCCAGAGGGGCAGGGGCGGGAGCGCCGCAGAATACGCAGCACGTCCAGCCGTCAATGCTGTCCCGCTGGGCAATCGCCATTTTCTCGTCCCGGGTGAAGTCCCTCGCTTTGGTGTCCTTCCTCAACGCCATTCCTCCTTGAGCAGTTCCAGCTTGTCCGGGGGCAGGGTTTCAATGTCCAGCGCCTTGCAGTCCTGTATCAGATTGTCGATCAGCCGCGCCATCTGTTTGGTGTCGTAGGTGCTGGAACCGTGGTATGCCGCCAGGTTCCGGCACCCAGGCACCTGAGACGCGCCCAGGCTGTCCACCAGCCATCCAAGGCCGTTTTTCTGCCAGCTCCGTGTGAACCGCTCCACATCCTGCTCCCGGACGCACATGGGCGTGTAATTGTCTCCCACGCCCCGAATGGCGTTCCGGTATACCTCTACCGGGGGAATCCCCATAGCGGCGGCAAGCTTGTGAATCAGCACCCAGGCATAGGCGTTTGCGTCCAGGCTCCGCTTTTCCCGATGCTCCTTTAGGGATAAGTCGTAGGGCGCGTCCTTCATCTTCCGGATAAAGGCCATCGCCTTGCCCAGCTCGGAACGGGAAGGCTTTACCATCAGCCAGCCGCCCTCAAGCTTTGCCTCGGTGAATGTAAGCTCCGTCATGCTTGCTGCCACACAAACGCCCGAAGGTTCTTTGTGTCATTGCGGATTGCAAGGCCGGTGATCCGCCCGGTCTTTTCGTCATAGGCGATTTTCTCAACGCTGAACTTATCGTAGCAGTTGAACCTGGTCTTTCCGTTGAAGGACGATGCCTTGATCTCCGCCTTGTTGTTGGGAATCCATACAAACGGGGACGTATACAGTTCTCTTCCGATACCCCAGCGGAACCCGGCACGCTTGAAGGCGTCGCTTGCCTCGCCTTTTTTCTGGTTGCCTTCCTCGTCCTCGCGGCTTTCGATACCGCAGTCCCATTTCCATTGAATACCGCCGTTCTCCTGGATAATCCCGATACCGGCGTAGAGATTGCCCTTGATCTCCTTGTAGTCGTTCGTCCAGTTGCCCGCGCCTACCGTCTCGTCCAGCAAGTCCATATCCGTCCTTGCCGTCTTGTACAGCAGACACACCAGACCATTTTCCTTGACCTGCTTGACCTTGACCTCAATCTCGTCAGCGGTCAGAAACCGAAACATTCTTGCCATCGTCTTCCTCCTTAAATTCCAGCGGGCATTCATACCCAACTGTCGCTCTTGTATCCAGCAGATACTCCCCGGTCAACCGGCACTGCTTCCGGGCGTATGTTTCCATACACGGGCAGAGGTCACAGCACACATGCCCCTCCGGGAAATAAATGCTTGCCGTGGCTTTCTCGTACCACAGGCAGCTTTTTTTATCCGCCATAATCCACCTCAATCATAGGAAATCTCCCGCCATTCCTCCCGGCTGTCCATGCAGAGGTCGCAAATGGCATCGTCCCGGATTTTCCAGTATTTGTGCCCCACGGTTCTTCCGCAGCAGATGCACACCGGCCTTTTCTCGTCCGTTGCCTGGGAATCGTACAGATAATCGTAATCCGGATTCACACCAACATCATCCATTGACTTTCCTTTCTCAGTTTGATATACTGTAAATGGTAGAGATTTTTTATATCGCTTGCCGTCCCCGGTGCTGTAACATCGGGGGCGGCTTTTTATTAAAGAACAACCACGACGTGCCCGCTCTGAATTTCGGATTCCAGCGCCTTTTCCAAATATTTCTTTACCGTATTCCGGGCGGAAAGCTTCCACATGCCACCGTCGGCTTCAATGAAAGAAATGTTTCTTTCGTTGATACGAATGAGAAATTGAGATTCCGGCTGCTCAACCTCCTGGAACGTGCGGTAAGGCCGCAGCTTGATAATGGGTCGGATGGACGCATTGGATTGAAGGTCGATGCCCTTCTTGGTGACAACGCTGGTAGCAACGCCATTGTCGTTGTACGTGACTTTGCTCCCGGTGGTGATATCGGATAGCAGTTTCAAGGCATACTCCGTATCCGCCGTGGGCTGGAATCTTGTGCGCAGAGCGATCAATGCCTCTTCAAACGGCAAGGATACCTTCTCATTCCAGCCGGGAACATCGGTCGCATTTGCAGTATACGGGTACTCGCGGTTGTTACGCAGCTCCGCAGATGGATGGGTGAAGCACTTTACCGTTTTGTGATCGGGAATCGTGATATAAACGGTGCTGTACCTCTGTACCGCCTCCGTTTTTACAAACGCTACCATGGCGTCGAGGCTGGAAAGCTGGATATTATCTACAATTTCCAGATCAGGCTTCACCTCGGCATAGCTACCTTCTGCGTCCGCAATAAAATCATGGTTTCCGGACGTGAACAGGTGCGGCGCACATAGTTCCTGAATTTTTTCGATTGCTTCTTTCAACATTGTTTTTCCTCCTATCAGGCCATTTTGATTATTTTCAGAGACGCGGGGGCTTCCTGCTCTTCTCCGTCCATGGACATCTGCCCCGGAACCTGGGGCACCATTTCGACAACCTGGCACTCTCCAGTGCTGTCATCCCCAGCAACCCAAAGGGTTGTTCTCGCGGGCGTAGTAGGCGCAAGTGCTGATTTTACCGCAACGCTGACACCGATGTTCTGCCGATCATCGTCCGGTGTAAACTCGATTGTGAGCGTCAGCTTTCGTTTTTGCGTCGGTTTGGTGTTTGGGTCAAGGATATTATCAATGACTTTCGCCATCTCCAAATCCACGCGCTCCTGAAACGCGCCCCTTGCCATCTGCAAAATTGATTTTGGGTCGTACATTAGAAATCCTCCTGTTTTTAAGATGTGTATCCTTTATCGCCCTCTGATGCAACGTCCGATACCGGCACCCATCAGGATAGCGCACACCCACATTGCGGGAACCGCCGCCGTGTCTGCCAGCAAATCGGCTTGCTGCCACCAGAAAAGCACCAGATTCAGCCCCGCATAGGGGAGAACATGGAAAACGCATTCCTTGATATTGAACGGCTTCCGGTTCTCCGGCACCGGCTCCCACCGGGCATCCACGGGCTTATTTCTGCTTGCCATATCGTTCACCTCCTGTCGTGGTTTTTGTGGACTACATCGAAAAGCTCCACGTTCTCATCGTCAAACGCCTTGCGTTCCTCCGTTTCCATGCCCAAGGATTCCCGCAACTTGACGTTTTCCTCCCGCAAGCGGCGGAATATCTCCGCCATGGTGCGAAGCTGGGTCGTTTCGTTGGGTGTCATTTGGCGTTCTCCTTGTAGGGGCGAACCTCACTCGGATGAAGTATTTGTAAGAAGCCGCTCTTGTCAACCAAGCGGAAACATCCGTCGTCCTGCTGGATATTTACCAGCGTAACAATGTCACCGATGCCGAAACCGTGGTCAAACTTACCGCCCTTTACCGTGACAACGAACTTGTCTCCGATCTTCGGCTTGCTATCCTTTGGCTTGTCCTCCTTGCGCTTCTTCTCAAAAAGCCGCTCAACGGCGACCCTTGCGCCCTCCGCTCTGCTGTAGGTATCCTTCGGATTGCACCGGGATTCTGCGGTCTTCACGCCCCGCCCGCCCCGTTTCAGCGTGGCCGTGGTAATCATCCCGTCAAACCGGAGTTCCACGGTGCAGGGTTCCCGCGCAGGCTCCACAAGGCCAGCGATCATGTCTTCGTACCAGCACCAATGCCCAAGAAAATCGTCGCGATCCTCCTCCATGCAATAGTAAACTCCTTCAGCGTTGATTCCGGATTTTATGATCGTCATGGTCTTTCCCAGATGCTTGTCCATATAAGGGTTCCAGCACCGCTGCGGCCTCTTGCTCACAATCCGCACCTTATCCCCAACTTTGTACTTCGCCATAAATAACTCCTTTCAATTTCGGCATTCTGCCGTAGATTTCAAATCACTGCCATTCCCTTGCAAACGCCCGGATTTCTTTCTCCGAATACCCCAGTGTTTTCAGGATCACCGCCGGGTTGGGGTGGAGGGTGGTCACCAGCTTTCGCAGGACGCTCACCCGCATTTCGGTTTTCCCCTTTTGGTAGTTCAGCAGATTTTGGTATCCCTCGCCGATTCTTTTTCCAAGTGCCGACGCATTATCGCTCTGAATCCCCGCCAGGGGACAGCAGCGGTCGATTTCCCGCCAGAAATCCTCTGCCGCGTAGCGCTCGGCATATTGCCGGATTCTTGGCATTTTATGTCACCTCCTGTCATACCATCAAGAGCCGGAAGGTCTCTCTGCCCTTGGGGGTGACCATCGTCTGCGTGCCGCTCCACTGGGTCTTCTCGTTGAACGTCTCCTTGACTTCAAACAGACCGCCGTTTTTGCCCTCGAATGGTAGCAGCTTGCCCTTCTTGTCCCGGTACAGGTATTTCTTATCAATCAGGAACTGAACAAACTTCTTCGGCGGTACGCCCAACTCTTTGGCAGTCTCCCGGAAATTGGTAAGCAGGTTGCGGTCGACCAATTCGTCGAAATAGTCCGCTTTGGGATGCATGATCTGGTTTTCGACGGTCAGCCGGGAATTTACGGCTTCCAGCGCCTTGCGCTTGTCCGTTTCGTCCTTAAGCGCGGTAACAACCTTAAGCAGGTAGTCCGGGCTGAGAATCGCCGCTTCCAGCGTCTCCAGGGTCATGTACGCGCCGTGCTTGCGGATGCTGGGCAGAACTTCCGATGTGACCCAGCGCTTGAATTCTTTCGCGCCGGGGAGCTTGCTGGACAGGATCAGGGAATACAGGCCGGATTCGTTGATAAGGATTGCCGGGGTTCCGTTCACGGTGAACGATTCGTTCACCGTCTTTTCGTCGTCATCAACGTGGTCACGGAGCGCCTTCTGCGGATTCTGATACCCCAGCGCCTGAGCAACGTCCTTTCCCACAAGCCACGGTTCGTCGTTGATGGTTACGGTTCTGACTTCTCCAAAGTCAGGGTGGTTGAAAATCTGTAATTCGTTCATTGTGCCCTCCCTCCTGTTACTTCTTGTTTTCTTTCCCCTCGCTCTCCTTATCTGTGGGCTTTACCTTGGGAGCAATGCAATCTACTAGCCCCCGAACGCTGTACCCCAACGAATAGCAGGCAAACGCCATTCCAATTATTGAAAGAATCGTGGAGGTACTCATGTTATTTCTCCCTTCTTCTGAGATTGCTTCTCTCGCTCCCGCTTGATGATTGCTTCCAAAGCGGCCTCCATCCGCTTCTGGATGTTGGGCGGCTTCCGCTTCCCATTCAGAATCATGGAAATGTACGCTTTGTTCACGCCCATTTCGTTTGCCAGCTGCTCATAGGTGATCCGCTCATTGTGCATCCGCCCGATGAGCCGCCCCGTCCATTTTTCGGGCATTGTATTCCTCCTTTTAGTTAAAAATGTTGACTGCGGTGGGAAACCGTGCTACAATTTCATGCGTTCCCTGTGTAACAACAGAAAGGGGTGATTTGATGCGGAGCCATTGGCGAAGCAATCTTTTTGCTCTGGCGTTCCGAACTAAGGCAACTGCATGATGCGCATGGAGCACAGCAACCAGATATGCTGTAAGTGATTGGCACGGCTAAGAACCGCAAGACAATTTACGGATTCGGCATTTCTCCCGGTCTAATGCAACTGCCCGGGAGCCGCCGATAAAGTAATTTCGGCGCGTGCCGGGTTGCCGCCGTGTTTCGGTAAAAAATCTGGAGGAAAAGCGTCTGCGATTGTCAGCAGGCGTTTTTTCTTTCCCACCGCAGTCATTTTGTGGTTGCAAAAGTTAACAAAGTGTGCTACTATGTACTTGCGAGGAACAGAATAGCTTTGACGCAGGATTTTTTATCCTGGGTCTGGGATTTTGTGAACTTTTTGAACCACTGTGGCTATTGTAGTACAAATTGTTCCCGTTGTCAAGCTGTTTGTGTGAACTTTTTGTACTTCTGCATATTGCACAAAAATGAGGTGTTTGTTTTGTCGTTTTATAACAAATATATTCGTCTATGTACAGAAAAGGGAATTAGCCCTAGTGCTGCCGCGATTGAAATCGGGATTCGAAAATCAAATGTCACTTATTGGAAAAGTAACAGAAATAATCCTTCGGACGCGACCTTGCAAAAAATCGCCGATTATTTCGGCGTCACCGTTGAGTATCTCAAGGGCGAGGAAACAAAAAAAGACCCCGGTCAAAAGACCGAGGCCGAAATAGATGGCGAATTACTTGAGATATGGAACACCGGCGACGAAGACGAGCACCGGGCGCTGCTTGAAATGGCGCGCCTTATCAAGAGCCGGAGGAATAAGAAATGAAATTAAATCCCGATTGCATCCGTGACATTATGCTCTTTTGCGAGAAAAATTGCTACGTCATTGCAGATGATTCCAGGAAAAAAGCTGCATTCCACACATTGGATATTTACGAACTTCACAAATTAGAGCCATTTCCAAAATATCCGATTGCGGAATTGATGTACCACGCTGTCCAGCTTTCCGAGAGCGGCTACCTTGTAACGGATTTTAAATTCTTCCCAGATGGCGAGGATAATCGTCTACAAATGCTCCACATTTATTATGTAACGCCAAAGGGTCATGAATTTGTTGGCACGATCACGGAAAGCAAGTTATGGGGAACAACTTTGAGGATCATAAAAGGAATCGGCTCCATCTCCCTTTCGATCATTGAAACAATCGCCCAAGGAGTCACGACCGCCGCGATTGAGTCTGCGGTAGCGAAGATGGGGAAACCCTGAACCCTCCATCCCCTGTTGATTGCGCGGAAATCTGATACGACCTAAACCTTGTACCGCTCAGGATCATATCATTCCCGCAGTCGATGGCCTGCGCGAGACAATCTGGGATTAGTGCGGCTCGTTCAGCCGAAATCCCGGATTCTTCGATTGCTTTCAGGCACAGGTTAACCGCTTTACAAAGATCATCCTGTTTATACCATCCTCGGGTGTCCCAACAAGCATTCACTCTGATTCCACCTTCCTTTTCCAGATTTCCAGCAGCTCCCGCTTTTCTTCCACGGACATGCTCAGTATGTAAGCTAAGTCGAGGTCTTCTGCGGGGACGGCTTCTTTTTCACTTCTGATTGTACCACATTCAGCGGTATTCTGCAACATTTTCTGCTTCATGGCTGATTCCTCCATTATGCGTTTATAAACGTTTGTTTGCTTACATAGCGCATAATAGCACGCCATG